GAAACTGGATTGTGCCTCTTCTGGAAACGGAAGAAGGTGACAGTGGACCTAAGGGTATTAGAGGTATGGCCAAAGACGGCCCATGAACGTGTAGGGAGAATCAGTCAACGTTAAGACATGATAAAAAATTATTATCAAGCTTTACGCCGAGTGCCCATCGTTAAATTGTTGAATAATATGTTCAACGGCTCGTTCAGTTTAAAATCTGGACGGCTAAACTTGCAGTGACACATTCGTGTCGTTTCATGTTTAGTTGGTCGCCGAACTTCTAGCCTCACTCGTGCCGTCCGGCACTTTATATTGAGATTCCGGCAGATTGCTGGTCGTAATGGCATAGTCTTTTTAGTGAAATACCTAAAAGCTTGCCATGTATTGACAATGCAGGCCGTCGGGGGGATGAAGATCCCCGCTACCCAGAGATTGGGTTGTGCAGTCTCAAGAACAAATGCCGGATTGCCTCGTGTTATTCCGTCTTGGTGACGGAGTCGGATCCGGGGCGGTGATCGTTTGATTATTAGGGTGACTCTTACTCTCTTTTCCGTTTATCGGATATTAGAGTATGCAGGTAAACCGAAGTTATCGACGATAACCTCTCCTGGGAAGGACTTATCCGGTCTGTGAAACAAAATTCGTCGGGAGACCGGCTTGTTTTGAGCTTCACGGCCAATCAAGTTAACACAGGAATCTTTTCAGGCAACTTTATTTCCTATTTCCAAAGCCGGTGCATCATCTACCAAGATGATGGATAGCCAGGTAGCGACATCCCTTGCGGGAATCGTGAATGGTGCTTGTCTTTGGAGAGAAAGCCCACTATTGTCTGCATTTACTAAATTTGCAGGCTTAGGAGGGAACATGCAGCTTGTTGAATACATTCACAGGTGATCTCGTGAGGGGAACCCATTTCTTAAAATGGGATTCCGACCTCATTTAGGTCGCCTGGGTTTCAAGCAAGAGGCTGCGGGAAAAGTTAGGGTCTTCGCAATGGTGGATTGCTTCACGAACTGGCTCTTAAGGCCTCTTCATGATGCTATTTTCCAGTACTTGCGGAAAATCCCTCAGGATGGAACATTTAATCAGCACGCACCGGTTCACACACTTCTCAATTCTGGTAAAACCAAATTTTGATGTTATGATCTATCGGCAGCGACCGATCGGCTACCAGTAGACCTGCAAGTTGAGGTTCTCGCTCCCGTAATAGGGCGTGAGATGGCCTTAGCTTGAAAGGAACTGCTAGTCGGTCGTATCTACCATAGTAGGTACGGCGATGTGTCCTATGCTGTGGGACAACCAATGGGAGCATTGTCCTCATGGGCAATGCTAGCGTTGACTCACCACTTCATAATTCAGTGGGCAGCGAGAGAAGCACTTGCTTCAGTAGTATACTCTGAAACGAAGGGGTCCTGAAAGGACTGATGATTCCAGGATTACGCAGTCTTAGGGGATGACATAGTCATCGCCAATGGACGCGTAGCCCGACAATACGTAAAGATTATGTCGGATCTTGGCGTAGGCATAGGCTTTGAAAAGTCTCTAATATCCAGAAATGGGTGTTTAGAGTTCGCTAAGAAGTTTTATGTCCGTCAGGACGATTGTAGTCCTCTGCCATATAAGGAATTTATGGCAGCCCGCGGATCTGTCATGGCTCTAGTCGAGTTCGCTTTGAAATATAAATTGCGAATCGGCTTGGTCATGGATGTTCGTGGGTACGGTTATCGGGCTAAAGCTCGGCTTGGGAATTCTGTTTACAAAATTCCCCGGAAGATGCGTAATTTATTACTTACGATCTATGCGCCAGTGAAAGGCAGTACATTGTTATCTTCATGAGTAGAGTTGTCAAATTTGGCGACTCGTGAAACTCATGGTTACAACTGGACTGAGGTCTTAAGGGAGTACATAGCTTACCGTCTTGACGGACTACGTACTGCCTTGGAGGCACGGCGAACGCAATGAGATGCGTTTGCTGAACAATTTGTGCATAAGGAGGTAATCGATGTTCTCCGCATGAAACTCCCAGGAATAAAAATTTCCTTCGACATGCAAAACATACGAAGTGGTGGTGACTTTCGCCCCACGGGAGCAGGAGAGCAGGCAGGCCCGGAATTATCATCCAGCCTTAGGTCTGAAATAGGTAAACCCCTTTATCTGGGGACAGTCGAACGATCTATTCGACCAGAAATGGACCTTATCAGATCCAAATTGGAGGTACTCAACGCCCTAGGTGAATGTAAATTCATTACTGGACGCCTTTTAGGTGAACTAGAAGGTATTCATGCAGGGTTAGAGGAATTAGACAAGCGCGTATCTGCACTTGCAGTGCCGCCGTCTACCGAGTGTCGGGATGGGGGTGATGAAGATCACCTACTATTCCGGCAACCGATTAAGATGGCTAATCTGTGAGTACGTTTAAACGCAGCTCTAAGATCTCCTCCAATCGATCGCGTATGAGATCGGGCAGGAAGCAATGAGGAAAAGCGCCGTATGGCGCTTATTGATGGATTACGAAATACTCAGAATCTCAACGAGATCCTTAGTAACGTAGATAAAGGCCCTAAGTATGCTCCCTACGGGGGGTATACTCGGGTGTTCTATTAGTAGCACAATCTACCAGGCCGCCTGGCTCTATGGTATGTACCAAGTCCCTCTGCTAGAAATGGCAGGGTCAAACTGGTACTCATAGGTATAAAGGGGTCTTCCGAAAGGGAGACAGCTGATGCCCGTAGTCTCTATTTTATAGAGATATGCCTACGGAGCGCTGAGCTGAAAGGTTGTGATATTAGCTAGGATTCACTTTGTCTACCGAACACGCTCTCTTAGAGTAACGGGTTATAAGTAGTCCATCGAGGTGAAGACAGGAAATGTTGGGAAGAAATTCATCAGCAAAACTGATCTTCTTAATAGAAGATGGGTGCGACCGGTCATATCCGGATGAAAGTACGCACTGGTTGAGGGCTCAAAGGCTTCGGCTAATGAGCTTAAAAAGTCTCACCAGGGAACAGGAAATCATCACGGAGACCACAAAATAATGATGTGCATCTAAGCGCAATGGGG